GTTTGTGAAAGGGAAAAGATCCGCCAAGGGCCCCCAGTGGTGGTGATTTATGGCTGGATCAAGGGATCGGTGCTATGAAGAAGCGGTTTCCTAGTACTTGGTGTACCGGGAGAGGAGCGAGGTGCTAACGGAAAGTGTCCGCCCTGCCGTAGAAGTGATGACCGGCAATAGGTACGTTGCGGCCGGATACGCTGCACGAAGCAAGGGGAGGTCGACGACGAAGTCCTGAAAGGAGGTAGCCCCATTCGTGGCCCAAGACCCCGCAGCATTCTGAGAAGGAAATACGGACGATATAACACCGGCCACTGCGTTCAAGTTCGCAAGTAGCGTCCCAAACGCGTCGTAAACAAGTGCGTTGAAGGTGGTGTCTGTCGCGTAAGTGCTGGGAGGGGCCCCAGCAGTTGCGAGTGCTGCAACAAGGGAAAGTGTACCCCTTGACGAGGAGTCTAGTGCATATGCCGGTGAACCAGCGGGCATGGTGCCCAGCGTCGGGGTACCATTAATGCCTGCCAGGACCGACCGAATGGCGGACAGGCCAGGCAAGCCGGTAACGGCAGTAGCCGTACCGGCAGGCAAGACCTGTGCTGCAGGATAAGTGTATGTGACGCTTAGCGACGTGGTCACAAGAGCAGGAAGCTCAAGCACCACTGAATAGTCAACATACAAATCAAAGGCTACTGTGGCTGCAGTGCCAGCAATACCCACCATCAGATAGCCGCCGTAGACCATACGGGCGGCAGTGGACTGCCACCGTATTTCCTCATCGACGTACCGGTAGGGCACATCGCGATTCATACGGGCGCAATCCACACGAAGGGTGGTGGGTGTCCAAACATCGGAAGCAACGGCTCCGTGGTTGGACATGAGTTCGGTGACATTACTAGAGGGAATGTCATCGTAGTCATAATCAACCGCCATATAGACCGCTCCAGACGCAGTCGTGGGGTTGCGTGGCACCAGCTCGAACTTCAGGGACGTGAACCGGTACTTCTCGTATGCCTGCGCAATCTTACTCGCCCAGGGAAACAGTTGGGCGACACCCGGGTTTATATCGTATCCGGGGGTCATGGCAGACAAGCCAAGTAGGACAAAATTGGCACTATTGCCAGAGAGCGAGGTTACAAACTCTCGGTGGCTCAGCACCGTCTGTGCGGCAATTCTACTATACTGCTTGTCGGATGTCGCAGCTGGGACACCCTGCCTTTTGGTGACCAACTGTCCAGCACTTTTCTTACCGGACGATCTCTTCTTCATAGACTTATTATTATTATTCTTCTGCATTTATGGGATACCTGGCAGCACAGGGACTGTACATTGTGGTGAACCGCAAGGGATGCGCCGTGCAGTCTCTCGACATTTTGGTTAGTACGGAACTATTAAGACCGCGAACGGCCACCGTTTTGGGCAATTACCACCACAACCCCATTATTCAATCACGACACGTGGACACTCCTGGTCCTGCACAGGTCCCAGGGTGGTCATATCGATCCCAGCGTAGTAGCGCTCTAGCTCCACCTGGAGGTCAGGCACAATACCAAAGGCGCGGCAAAACGACACCCGTGTAGCGTCTTCCACAACACGCTCCTTGCCTGACAACCCCTTGGATAACCTGTAGAACCCACTATCAAGGAACCGCTCATCCACGTGTCCCTGAACACCACCGCGACGCATGGCCTTGTAGTACTCTTGGAGAACAGGGATGCCTCCCGTCAGCGCCATGCCACATTCGCCAACTGCGTACAGTTGGTTCGTCAGGAGTGGCTGTTCGGCGTATCGCCGCGACAACAAGGTGGCGTCCTTTGACAGACTCACCCTTATATCACGAACCATACGCCAGCCAACTCCGTCATACACGGGCTGCGTCTGACAGAAGGACACCTTCTCCAGGACATCCACTATGGGCTCGACCTTCATAACGAAGCCAGCAAGGGCAAAGTGACTCGCCACCTCAACCTCAACTCTGAGGATATCGGCCCTCTCACCAATGAGGACACAATCATCACCATTGTTGAAGAGGTGGACAAGTGACCTATTGCTCCTTGTCAAGTTCAACTTCGTCAGCAACCCATAGACCAATGCGCACATAACGAGACAATTGCCACAGGCCGTGTTCATGTCCCCACTACAGCGCCCGCCTCCAACAGTGTATTTCAGTCCACCATCACTGCACCGCAGAAAGCCCGTGTTTCCTAGTTGCCAGCCTAGTAGCACACGCAATTCCCGTGAGTGGTAGTACATATCATATACACGGTGTTCCCATTTTAACACGGGGACACTAACATGTTGGTCGAAACGAGAAGCGTCTAGTCCCAAAGCAACAGGGTCGCGGTAACGTACCCAGGCTTCGGCAAACATGGCGCCCTGCTCGAAGGCATTGTAACCTTTCATAACTGTGGGGTGACCAAACACCTGGTCAATGTCCCGATACAATTCATGCTCGAGTTGATGGAGATAACGCCCAACTGACACGTTATACTCTGGTTTACGGGGCTGTATAACCCGCGGAACCACTCTCTTCGGGCCTAGCGGCAATTTCTCATGTTTGAGAAATGTCGAGAGGTATGCGTCGGACCGAAGAGACCCGCGCTGATGCACCTTCTCCGCAGCCCTAGTGTAGAGTGCGAGCCTCCGACCCCGGTATGCCGTTGCTGGGTAATCCAACAACCCCACCGGTGTGAGTGGCCGCACTTTATACTTAAGCTGTTTGGAGAATGCACGAGTGCAGACATCAATCTGCGCCTGGGATGGAACGGCAGGCGCCTCGAACACGTTGGGTCGAACCTCGTGATAGAACACACGTTCCAAAAGAGCACACTCGGCGTTAATAACCGTGTCCTTGAACGATGTGAAGACGAGGTGTGTGGCAAGGTGTGGTAACAAATACAACTCCTTGGCTACTTCGCGCGCCACACTTCTCAGTGGCTTCAAGCTAGTAGCGCCAACGCCATTGTATACCGCGGCACGAAGGTACATCGGCACCTTCGTGGGAACGACCCGTGGCATTACACGCATTGGCCCACTTAAAAATCCTGGCGTGCGGGCACACGGAACCAGGGGAGAACGGAAAGGATCTCACCTAACCGCCCTCGGAACATGGGTATTGTCGCTGGACCGTGAACGGCGTACTCACGGTCAGCGACTTCAGCGTCATTCAGATAGCGCGCAGCCAATACCTCGTCCCTGCTTGGGGTCAAGGCAAACACCACAGCCATGGCAAGTGTGTTCTGGTAGTAACACTTGCGCAGGTGTGGTGCGTGTTCTTCTAGCCACTCAGCACAACGCTGCGAAACCAACGTCTGGTTGGCGCGCGATCTTGTGGGCTGCCCCAACTTTGCGCGAACCTCAAGGCCACACCGCCGCGCCAATCTCCATCCGCCACCCCGTTCCATTACCTCCTCGATGGAAGGCTTGCACGGTGGCGGGGGGAGTTGGTCGGGCAGGGACACCTGGGGCGCACCGCCAGTCTTCGGTGCATTATCGCATGCTGGGGGCGTGCAGTCCAGTGATGCAGGCGCAGGCGCAGGCCGCAATGGCCGTAATATGCGTAGCGACCTCACCGGCCCAATCGGCCGGCTTGTTCCCTCAGAGGCCAGGCCCCCATCCACGCTCGGTGGCCCCGCACCCTCAGGTCGTGCCACATCGGCACCACCATTGGATGCAGTGCACACCGGGTGTGTGGCCTGCACATTGGAACTAGCATCTGACTGCACCACGACTGGTGCCACACTCTCGTCCCCAATTATCACCCCACACAGGAGTGGCAATTCGTCGTCCTCAGCAATGAAACCATTGATGAGGGTGGGGAGTACACTTGACGGGCCGTAGTTGTGGGCTGGGCTCCGCCTATGGTAACATGCACGCAAAACCGTGATGGTAATATACCACAGCAACGGTAACGTGACTAACACCAACACCACTGCGCCATAGGCCCACAGGGGTCGGGTTCCGTGTATAATGGATTGACCCATGCTGAGTATTACCTCAATGCATGTATCGGTCACAGCGACTAGGACGCTACACAGATACGTCAAAATAGCTGTCACGGCAGAATAAACGGGCGTACTGTTCATTTTGTCATTTGCTCGCTGGCACGG